ACCTCTAACATTTATAATTCTATTTATCATAACAAAAACTGGATCTTTTACAGCCTTTCCTGCATCGTTATGATATCTTACAAATATATTTACAAATTCATTTATAGCTTTACTGAACACATTTAGTGCATCACTCGCTATCTTGACTTGTTTTTTTAATTCTTTTTTATCAACTTCTTCTTTTATTATATTTTTTAATTTAATCATTTTAATTCTTTCGCCGCATCTGCAATTACGCTCGGTACAATTTCAATCCTCGTACCTCTACCATCAGTTTCAGTAGTTAACAGCATCTCTCCAGTATCACCTCTGAATAATTGTTTTGGAACTTTTCCTTTATATATCTCATTGAATGCTGATTTCAAAGCTCTCTGTAGATCTCTTTTTGTGTTTATCTCTGCCTGAGCCTCTGACAATAATTCTTCTTCTATCTGTTCATTTGATTTAAACGATGGCCTGTCTATATCTGTATAGACTTTTCCTAATTCAATTTTAGATTCCTTTATTATTTTTTTCAATTTAATCATTACCATTTCCTTAATTATAAACTGGTTTTTGTCCATTCGCAATTCGAAATGTCACTATATACTTCCGATCTTCATCCCCGTCCCATTCTTCAATCTCTGCCATAATGTTACCGTGTTTATGCATCCTTTTTTGAACAGAATCAATTTGCTCTATGTCATTACATATAATACATATGTTATCGCCGCGACTCTTAACATAAATTAAATTATCAGCGTGATTATATAATGTTTCTCTTTTCATCTATCTCGGTCTTTCCTCTATTTGTAATCCAGATAGTCTCGCTCTGTGCGCTACTGCTTTAATCATATGTTTAAATGCTTGATGTCCACCAATCAATTGCGGTTCTGTCACGGTATTCATTTCCCAATAAATATCGTTCCAATCAACAATATCTCCAATTTCTGGATAAAAATTTGCTTCTTTCAATGTTGTGCGATGAAAATACATTTCTAAATTAGCAGTTAGGTCTGGTCCGAATTCATCTTGTTCAATAACAGGTTCTTCAAATGAAATTAAACAATTGACTCTAAATCCCCTTTCAAAATACTTTGTCGATGATTCACCATAAAGATTTGTTTCAGTATCATCAACTGAAATTTTATAAATATCAACATACTGGCCAAGTATATCATCAATTAATTCTTCATTAAGAACATCAAAAAGATCCACTTCTTTTTGCGGAATAAAAAATGGTTTAGTCGCCGCCATAACATTATCCTATATAAATCTGAAGTGGTGATCTAGCGAGAAGCTGTTGGTTGGCTTCTGCTGTATCGGCTTCAGCTCGTGATCTTTCCGCTAATGTAACACTATCAAGAAATTCTTTAAGTTCATCAAGAAGCATTACTTTTTCTTCTCTTCCTTCTGCCTTTAATGCTTCACCATCCATTGATACTTCTCCATTTGGTAATGGTAAAGCGGCATATTTACTTCTAATGATACCCAGAAGTTCTTTTGCTAATGCTAATGTATATTTCCGTATCCACTGTCTTCCAGCAGCATTTATTTCATTATAAGTTATAAACTTATATGGAATATTACTCGGATCTGTAACTTTATTTATCGTTGAACTCCTTGTAGTAGAAACTTGTTCATCTCTCACGTAATAATGAAACCAAATTTTATCACCTGCATCTACAGATTTCGGTATAGGAAATATTCTTAATTTATTATTCACTATTTCAAATGAATACGCAGATTTTCTGATTAAATCATTAGTTTCAATTGCTTGCGCTCGACTTATATCATGTGATATTGGTCTCATTATATATGTAACTGCTGGTGCTGCATTACTCATTCCAAAAGCATCTAACATATTTCGTTGTTCGAAACTTCCTGCAAATGGATCGTAAAATCTAGTTATCGCTGAAGGGCCCATATTAAAAATTCTTTGTATTTCTAATCTTTTTCCGGTATGACTACTAGATATATTTGATTCTGTCTGTAAATCATATACTTGTTTACTACTTGAAAGTGATATCGAACCGGTATGTAACGTTATTTCTCCTCCTACATTTACTGACTCGCCATATTGCTTTGATAAGTGAAATGCTGTGCCTAAATGGCCATGAGTAACCGAAATACTTCCAGTTCCCATTGTGGCTGACGAAGTTGAATTGCTCCACTGAGAACCCGAATTTTTAGTATCTGCGCCATATGAATCCCATAACCAATTTTTCATATTATAGTTATTTATATGAAGAGAATATTCCGATACTGCTTCTTCAAAACATGCCCATATCGATCCTGAACCGAATTCAAGTTGCATAACTGGATGGCCAAGTCTCCTCGCTGTCCATTTACATACATCAACGCTTTCACTTACAAATGATGTATCTGCATCGTATGTACCATATGGAGTCGGTCCAACGCCAACCCCGTTAGCTTTTTGCCTTGATGATGATGAAAATCCTGCAACAGTAGGATCTGCATATAGATAACTAAACTTTGACATTTTAAATCTCCAATATTATATTATAGTTGTCGTATATAAATATGAAGATTAATGATATAGATGAATAAAAAAAAGGCAGAATAAATCTGCCCTTTTTAGGCTTTTAAAACATTTTAGGTTTATGATACTACACGCTGCTATTAACAACAAGAAAGTGGATTACCCACAAATCAGCTGCGTCATCGTTTACATCATCAGTATTAACTAATACTATTGAACATGATCCAGCTGCTATAGTATGAACATACACTTGTACATTTGCACCACCTGTTCTACCAGAAGCTGCAGATTGTATACCAGTTATGACAACTGAATCAGTTCCTGCAATAGCTGAATTGTTAAGTGTGAATTCAACTTCAGCTGCTGAATTTAAAGCTGCTCCATATGTTGTGATGACACCTGCTTGTGCGTTTAATGTTACGGCTGTTGTTGCATTAGTTGCTTGCGTTACTGCTCCAACATCAGCTACATTAAGTGCTGAAGAAGCCGCAACTCGATCTCTATCATCTAAGTTATACTTTAAACCTTCAAATGTATGTTGCTTTTTTATTGCCATTTTATTTCTCCATTTTATGTTCGGGAGCTGAAATTAATCAGCTCCCTCACAGGTTAAAGTATTATTAGATTAAGTGTAAGTCCGCTACGTAGATCTTTCCGTAGAACTCAGGTCTGATCATCTTCTTCGCGTAACGCGTCATAACGCCCTTCCGTGGTGTGAAATCACTAGGATCGTACACCAGAGGAGTCATGATCAACGGTACGTAAGGAGCGTATACAGCACCAGTTTCTAAGAAATTAGTACCCCTAAATCCGACTAGAATGGTATTCTCATCCATATAAGGGTTCTTATAAACATCCCAACGATTATTCAAACCTCCTACTTTCTGAACACCCATTGCAAATGAATTTTGAGCGCCATCCGTATCAGACATATAGCCTGGAATGGATTCCAAAATTGTCGCTACAGACGGGCCACAGACTACGAAATTCGCTCCGCCACGTAATGTCAGCTTATGAATTTCATTCGAAACCTTCTGAATTTTACCAAGTAATGTCTGGTACCATTCAAAACGTGTTCCGTAGAATGTAGTGTTAACAAATTCACTAGAAGCTGAATTGTAATCATTGCCTTGTTTTGCTGACCAGTAATCAACTGTTTGTGCATCAGAGATCAACATATCGAGAATTTCTAAATCGATTTCCATCGAAACGTATTCTGTCAACATTGCAGTCAATTCGGCTTCGCCGTCAACACTATGATAAGCATTAAGATCTTGAGCAAGCTCTGGAGTCCATACTGCCTTCAATTTACGTGTTTTAGCAACAATAGCCCGGGATTTCAATTCAATATCGACTTCCGGAATCTGTAACGAGTCTTTCGTAGCATCTCCACCAGTATCTTCAAAATCACCACGAGCAGCTTCTGTCGTGTATTTTGGATAATTCAATGACCAGAGTTCAGTTACGGGTGCTGTAGAAGCAGAAGCAAACCACGTAATAGTTCCCCCTGTTCCTTCAGTACCAGTTATACTAGTTAATTCTGGAAATACCCTATTATTCACTTTGCCAGAGCCAACTTGATCCCCATTCGGCCAATTATCAGCAATATTTCCTGAAACAAAATTACACGCTCTTATAGCTAATTTATCGATATCAGTAGCTGTCATTACGCTGGTTACTTTATAGATATCACCTGCATTTATAGATGAACTCAATTCAGTGTTGAAATGAACATCTTTCCATGAAGCTTTTCCAGCAGAAGATACAACAAGCGTAGGATCAGATCCTGTCGCCATCGAATATCCATATCGACCTGCACCATAAAAACCACCACCATAGCTGTCATCACCATAAGGTGCTGTCGAACCTGAAGGTGAATATTTACCAGTTTTACCCTGTAAAGAACTATTTTTATCCATTCCCATTCTAGTTGAACCATACTGGAAATCTAGATAAAAGACAAGCCCTGAAGGTAAATTCATAGGCTGAACTGATACAAATTCCTGTGCGGCAATTTCACCAAAGATTCTACGAACCAAAGGTAAAGCCACTCCTGACCATTCTTCATCGCCTTTATACCCACCCAAAGCACCGGCATTAGGACTTGTATAAGAAGCCTCTTTAATCAACTCTCGTGCTTGGTTTTCAAGTAACTGTGCCATACCACCACGCTTGAAATCGCCTTCAAGGCCATCAAGCAAACCACTTCTTGCCCATTTTCTGACAAGAGTTTTAGCATTATCACGTTGTTTCTGATATCCAGAAGTTCCGATTAACGCTTCATTTATATATTTTGACATTTAACTTCTCCTATATTAAAAAGTTATTTAATTAAACCAGCAAGCTGTTTAAACCTATTAGCAACAGAAGCTTCTTCAGTAATCACTTTACGTGATCGCTTAGAAGGTTTTGTCGATCCAGATTTAGCACTAGCTGATTCTCGAATTTTTGATTTGCGCATAACATTACCACCTTTAAAACTTTCGGCAAGAGTAGAATACACAAGCTTGATTTCGCGCGTTGTCTGCGCTCTATCAAATGTTTCCACAACTCTAAGTTTTTGGTTATTATCCAACGCAAATTCCTTAAACAATTTGTTTGTAAACAAAAGTTTAGCATTCAAGATATTGACTTCATGAAGTTTATTCTTTAGAAAGAGAACAGCTTTTTTGTACTCTTTAAGCTCTTCTGCCATATTCTGAATATGTTCGGGATCTTTCTCCCCTTCAACATTATCATCATAAGCATCGTCTTGTTCTTCAAGCTCTTCATCTTCATCTTCTTGTTCAAAAAGAGATTCATCAATTTCAAGTTCTTCATCATCTTCTTGTTCAGATAAATCTTCAATGTGGTCACTATTCTTATCACCCTCAACATTTTGATCATATGCATCGTCTTGTTCCATTACTTCTTCTTCATCATCCAGCTCGTCTTCAAGCTCTTTAATGATAGATTCAAGGTCAAGTTCATCCTCGTCGCCAGGAATTTCATCCTGTTCAAGGGGAACTTCGTCTTCAAACTCTTCATCATCTTCAGCAATAACTGGCGTGTATTTTACACCATTTATTTCAATGACTTCTTCTTCCTCTTCACCAGGGAATTCATCCTGTTCTAACGGGACTTCATCACCTAACTCTTCTTCACCGGGAAATTCATCTTGAGCCATAAGCTCTTCTTCATCTCCAGGAACGACATCTTGTTCTAAAGGAACTTCTTCCTCTTCACCTGGGAATTCATCTTGAGCCATAAGCTCTTCTTCATCTCCAGGAACGACATCTTGTTCTAAAGGAACTTCGTCTTCAAACTCTTCATCTTCATCTTCACGAAGTTTAGCACTAAGCATAGATTTTAATTGGGGCGTGAATGCTTCCTCTAACGCCATTTTTGCATTTGCTAGTGCGGTTTCACGAACAGCTCGAGCATCAGCAATAGCTTCTTTTAAAAGATCACTCATCAATCTTCTCCTAATATTTATGTAATTGGGAAATATAGTTATTATATGAACTATAATAAAATTATTTTATTTTTTAGACTCTGTATACAGACGAGGACAGAGTATTAACTTGTATATAAATATGAATATTTTTAAAAAAAGTATCTTTTAATTTTAAAAATTAAATTTTTAAAAATTAAAAAAGATTACGATAATTTTCTTCCATTTTTTTATATTTTGTACGAAGTTTTGCAAGATTTTTAACATGTCTTCGCTTTGTTGAAGGTTTTTCGTAATAAGATTTTTCTTTTAATTCTACCATCAAATTACTTTCTTTAACTTTTTGTTTTAATTGTTTAAGGGCAAACTCTATATTATTGTTTTTAACTTCAACATATAACCCTTTACTATTACTTTGCTTTTTCTTAAAAGCCATAATTACCTCATAATCTTTAGACCTGAGGGACTAATGTTTTAGCCCCATACAGATCTATGTTTATTTATTTTTCTTCTTTTACGTCCGTGAGTAGATTTTTCTTAGCTTTCTCTTTCACAGGTACTGGTTTTTCTTTTCCTACAGATACAGTATTCGCACTTTTAGT